GAGGAGCTGGCCACCCTGGAGGTCCTGTACGACGCGGCGGTGGGTTACCTGGAGGGGGCTGGGGTATCCCAGCCTCCCGCCGGGACCAACAGGGAGGCACAGTACGAGCTGTGTGTCAACTTCATGGTGCTGCGGGACTTCGACCTGAGAGACGCCACCATCACCGGCACCATCGTGGCGGACAACCCGGCTTTCCGGCAGCTCATTACCCAGCTCAAGCTGAGCGAGCCTATCGTGTCCGAATCGGACACATCGCGGGAGGGGTAGTATGAGAGACTACATCGACGCCGGGAAGCTGGACAAGCCCGCCCAGGTGCTGGAGCTAAAGGAGACCGGCCCAGGAGTTTGGGAGTGGGTCCCGGTCCGGCGGGCCTGGGCCTCCATCACCTTCCAGCCCAAGACGAACCTGTTCTCAAAGGTCGGCATCGGAGCCAGGGACGCCGCCGTGGTGGTGCGGCGGCAGTCCCTCACCCTCCACAACGCCATGAGCTGGGGCGGCCAGCACCTCTTCCTGACCTCCATCGTGCCCATGGGGCGCAACCATATGGAGGTGGATACGGCAGTGGTGACGGTGGATACCGTGGAGCTCCAGGAGGATGATGAAACTGAGCCGATGACGTTTCCTGGTGTGCTGACGGAAAAGTATGCCAGGCACGCCCAGGAGTGGCCCATGTCCACGAACGACCTGGTTCTGGTCCTGGTGACACCCAAGCCGATCGTGCTGCGCCCCGGCAGCCTGGTGAAGGTCAGGGGCACGATGTGGGAGGTACTGGTCCCCCATGAACTGGATGAGTACAAGAATGAGTATGAGCTCGGAAGGCTGGTGGACTTGTAATGGGCAGCCGTGCGCGATTTGAGCGAGAACGCCTGGACCGCTTCGTGGAGTTCTGGGAGCCGTTGTTCACTGCGTTCCCTGAGGCCAAAGCCAAGGCCGTGAAGGCCATGGGCGAAGAGATGCAGAAAGACCTGAACGCTCAGATCTATGCGGCTGACCTGGAGACGGATGCAAAGGGCACCGTGGTCTCCTGGCAGGAGCTGCGTCTGGGAAGCGGCGGTGGATATGCCGCAGTGAGCCCTGTGAAAGGCCGGACCGTACGGTCCAAAGACCGCAGTAGGAGCGGCGTTAAGACAAGGCAGCACACCTATCGGGGGAGTCCCGTGAGCTCTAAGCAGATCACCATCTGGTTGGATAAGGGCCACGGGGCAAGAAGGCCCGATATGACCAAGGCCTATGCCTGGAGCGATACCAGGTGGAGCAGGGGAGGGAAGTCCCGTGTCAATGACAGGACAGGGACCCGGTTCGTCCCCGGGCGGCAGTTCTATAGCTCTGCTCGCCTAAAGGCCACAGACCACGCCATCCGAGCGGCTGATAAGGTATTGTCCATGATCGCAGATGAGGTGGATTACTGATGGATGCAAGCGATGTGATGGCACGTGTAAAAGCCATCCTGGAGGAGACCTTCCAGGAGCCGGTGTTTGTGGACCGGCTCCCGAAGGACTTCAAGCGCCCGTCCTTCGCCTTGGAACTGCAAAAGACGGAGATGGCGGATCTAAACCTGTTCCTGGTCAGGAAGACGACCACGGTGCTGATCACCGGTTTTGTGGATGTGGACTATTACCACGACAGCAGCCGGGAGGAGCTGGGTCTCCGTCAGGACCGGGTGATGGCTCTGTTTCCCGGGCCGTCCATGGAAGTGGAAGGGTATCATCCCACGATCGCAGCGAACAAGGGAACGGGCGCCCCGGACTTTTTCGAGGTGCAGCTGGCGGTCGTCTGGAGCGATGCAAGGCCAGGCTTCCAGGACCCGGAGGACAGCGCTCCGCCCATGGAGGACTTCGAGGTGAACGGATATTTGATCGCCGGCGGAGATGACGCCGGAAAAGAAAGAATGAGGTGAATGTATGGCAACGACCAACGGACTGCCCACCCTCAAGATCGCCTTTGAAAAGGCGGCCGCGCAGGTGGCGAACCGAAGCAAGAAGGGCTACGTCGCGATGATGGTGCGCGATGCCAGCGCCCAGGGCGTGCATCTGCTCTCCAGCGACGCCCTCATCCCTTCCGGCCTGGGAGAGGAGAACAAGAAGCATATCCTGACGGCCTTCGAGGGCTCCGACCGGGGCGCACCCAGCCTGGTGATCCTGGTAGTGATCAAGGAGGGGACAGAGGACACCACCGCCCTGGAGGGCGGCCTCAAGGCCATCGAGCAGTATTCCATCGACTATCTGGCCGGGCCTCCCGACGTCACGGACGACGAGATGGCCAAAATGGTGGAGTGGGTCAAGGCCCAGCGGGAGCTCTACCGCACCGTCATGCTGGTGAAGCCCTGGAAGACCGCCGGGAGCGATCATATGGGCATCATCGAGCTGGATGAGACCGGCATGACCGACAAGGACGGCGCGGTGACGGCGGCGGAGTATTGCGCCCGCTTCGCTGGTATCCTGGCCGGCATCCCCATGGGCATGAGCGCCACCTACGCGGCCCTGCCCGAGCTCACCGCCGTGACGGCCCGCACCACAGAGGAACAGACCGAGGCGATCAACAACGGTAAGCTGATCCTGATCCACGACGGCATCCAGGCCAAGATTGCCCGGGCCGTGAACTCCCTGACCACCATCCCCACGGAGGGCAAGGCGGACTGGAGCAAGATCAAGATCGTGGAGGGCATGGACCTGATCGCCTACTTCCTGCGCACCACGATCGAGAACGAGTATCTGGGCCGATACCCCAATACCTACGACAACAAGCAGATCCTGGTGACCGCCATCTCCGAGTATTTCCTTTACCTGGAGCAGGCGGGCGTCCTTTCTCCCGGCGAGAGCCATGTGGAGGTGGACTATGAGCGCCAGCTGCTGTGGCTCAAGAGCCAGGGCGTCGAGACCGCCGGTATGACCCGCCAGCAGGTCCTGGAGTACCAGACGGGCAGCTGGGTCTTCATCCGCTGCCGTGGCCGCCTGGTGGACGCTATGGAGGACTTCGAGGTCCTCTTCAACAACCTGTAAGGAGGTACGGACATGGCAAGGAACAGATTTTCGGCCCGCCGCATCCCCAACGGCACCTATGGCTCTGTGTGGGTGGACGGGGAGCGCCTGGCGGAGTGCTACGGCTGCCAGGGCAAGGTGGCCATCAACAGCGACAAGATCAATCTGTGCGGAGAGTTCATGGAGCAGTCCAAGCCGGTGAGCGGCTCCGGCACCGGCTCCCTGATGCTCTACAAAGTGGACAGCGGCCTCATCCAGCGGATGCAGGGCGTCCAGGACGGAGACATCCCGGAGTCCACCATCATCTCCAAGCTGGCAGACCCCGCCAGCGCGGGGGCCGAGCGCATCGCCTACTATGGCGTCATGTTCACCGACATGACCCTGGCGGACTGGCAGGCCGCCACCAGCGGCAAGGTCACCGCGCCCTTCACCTTTACCCGCTTCGAGCTGCTGGACCTCATCCCGGTGGAGTAACAGGAGGGACTTATGGACGAGAAGAAGACGGACGTATTATCTCTCCTGCTGCGGCCCGAGCTGCCTAACGTGCAGGAGCAGCTACCCACCGCAAAATATCGGGTCAAGCGCCTGAGTGAGCTGACCGGCAGCGAGGTGGTATTCACCCTTCGGGCGCTCCCGTATGGACGGGTGCAGCGCATCCGGGAGACGGTGGCATCGGATGGCAACCTGAGCATCCTGCTGGCCGGGTGCGTCGAGCCTGACCTGAAGGCGGCCGCGCTCAAGGAAAAGTATGGCGGAGCCACTCCTGAGGAGACGGTCAAGGCCATGCTGCTGCCCGGGGAGATCGAAGACCTGGCCCGGGCGATCGAGCGGCTGTGCGGCTACCGCCGCCTGACCATTGAAGAAGTAAAAAACGTCTGATGGAGGGCGAGGACCCAGAGCTGAACTTGGTGTTCTATTTGTTCCATGAGCACCATTGGACGCCGGAGATGTACTACGGTATGGACTACGGCGGCCGAGATCTGACCTGGGCCCTCGCTCTCCATGAGCTCGACTTGGAAGAAGACTTGGGTAAAGGACAGGCGAGGAGGTGATGATCCGTGCCCGAGGAAGTCGGCATCGTAATGAAGCTCTATGACCAGGTGAGCCCGTCCCTCAAGTCCATCGCTGGCAATACTAAGGCGTTCGACAAGGACATGGACGACCTGGAGGCCAGTCTCAAGGCATATGACAAGGCTCAGACCGTCCTGACCGACAGGCTGGCCAGCTTGAAGAAAGAGATGGCCGAGAACAGCCTCAAAGTGAAAGAGGCACAGAAGGCCTATAAGTCGCTGAAGGATGAGACGAGCAAGGGGGCCCTGGACGATGCCATCGAGGAGCAGGTGCGCCTGCGCCGGGAGATGGCTGAAACGACGGCGGTCATCAACTCGAATGCCGCAGCTTACAAGAACCTCTACAGGGAGGCCAGCACAGCGGCCTCGACAGAGAGCCGCCTGAGCAATCGGGCGGACGCTGGCGGCGGCATCCTCTCCGCCCTGGGCAAGGCCGGACTCATGGACATGGCCGGAGATGCCGCAGGGCAGTGGGTGGACGCCATCATCGGCTCCACCTTCGGCGGGACGGCCGGCTCGGTCGTCTCCAGCGGCCTGAGCGGAGCCGTGCAGGGCGCGGCTATGGGCAGTCTGCTCGGACTCCCAGGCATGGCCGTGGGCGCGGCCATAGGCGGCGGTCTCGGCCTGGTGACCGGCGGGTCCCAGGCCTTCCAGGAGCGGGACGAGACCTTCAAGCAGTATGTCCAGGAGGCCACCCAGGGGCAGCTGGAGGAGATGCAGCAGGGTATCACCAGCGGCTCCGCCGTGGCGGCGGGCCGGGAGCTGGACCTGATCGCCTTCGACCAGCTGCTCGGCCCAGGTATGGGAGCGCGGTACCTGGAGGACCTGCGGGAGATGGCGGCGTCCACGCCTATGGAGTACAGCGACCTGACGGCCATGTCCAGGGCGCTGGCTACCGGCTTTGGGGACGATACAGACCGCATGCTGGCCCTGATGAGAGGCATCGGAGACGCCGGCAGCGCCGTGGGTGTGAGCGCCCAGGACATGACAGTCATGGCCCAGGCGCTCAGCCGTATGGAGTCCAGCAATAAGGCCAGCCTGGAATACCTCAACATGTTCCAGGAGCGTGGCGTGGACGTCATCGGCATGCTGGCGGAGAGCCTGGGTGTGGACCAGGGAAAGATCTACGACATGATTTCCAAGGGCTCTATCTCCGGCACCCAGGCGGTGGACATCATCCAGAGCGGCCTGGGGGACTACGCCGGGGCCATGGATCAGATGTCCAAGACCTTCTCCGGCCTAGAGTCCACCCTGGCCGATGCCCGGACCGAGATGGACAACGCCTACGGTGAAGGCTACAACGAGACCCGCAAGCAGGGCTTGCAGGATGAGATCGATTACCTCAGCGGCGAGAGCGGGGCCATGATCCAGGAGGCAAACCGGGCCATGGGCGCCTGGCAGGCCGAGCTGGAGAACAGCAAGGAGCAGTTCCAGCGAGAGGCCTTGGACGCGGTTATGAGCGGCGCAGAGACGACTCTGTTCAGCGATGAGGCCCAGAAGCGTCTCAATGAGCTGACCAACGAGTACCAGAAAGCCCAAGCGGAGGGCGATGCCGCTGAGATGGGACGTGCCCTGGCGGAGGCCAGAGTCATGGGCCTGAATGAGTACAACGCCAGCGAGGGCGCACAGCTCATGCTGGACATGGAGATGGCCATGGCGGAGCAGATCCGGGAGGACGCCTCCACCAACAGTGCCTATTGGGACGCCGGATACCGCAAGGGCCAGGAGTATTCCAAGGGCATGATGGCCGCTATAGCGGACCGGGGCGTCGAGTCCTTTGCCCCGGGGGAGGACACTCCCGGCGGGCGGATCAGAGCCATCAACGCCCACCGATATGCCGTCGGGCTGGACCGGGTGCCCTATGATGACTTCCCCGCGATGCTCCATGAGGGGGAGAGGGTGCTGACCGCCCGGGAGGCCGAGCAGGCCGACCGAAAGCGCGGCGCCCGCTTCCAGATCACGATCACAGGGAACAGCTTCGGCTCCGGGGCGACGGCGGAGGAGATCGCTCAGCGGCTGGCCGACCAGATCGAGCTGAAGATGGCGGCGGGGGTGTACGGATGAGACGGATCCTTTCCTTCCTGGATGAAAAGACAGGCCGGGAGCTGGTGCTCCCGGTGACCCCCGCCTCCTACGAGTGGGACCACGCCAACCGGGTGGAGAGCATCCAGCTGGACCAGATCGGGGAGATCAACCTCCCCGGGGGGAAGCTGATGGGGCGCTGCACCCTGTCCAACGTCCTCCTGCCGGCCAAGCTGTACTCCTTCTGCAACCCCGGGGCGTCGGCGACCCCCTATGTGTACCTGGAGCAGCTGGAGCGGTGGTGCGACGCCGGGACCCCTGTGCGGTGGCTGGTGTCCGGCACGCCGACCAACGCCCGGGTGCTCATCGAGTCCGTCCAGTACGGCGAGCGGGACGGCACCA